TCTTTTTGGTCTTCTTGTTGTATACTTTGATGCATACCGGGTCGCCATTCTCGAAGGCTGTAGAGAGTGCCTGCATTGATGCATCTGTGTTGATGTACAGACCGTCCGTGTCGATTGACCACTCCTTAGCCCCTGCGATGTACGCCTTCCAACCGTCTCCTGTGTCTTTGGTTGTTACTTCAATAGTATCAGCCGAACGATTAAGCTTAAGAGTCTGCTGACCTGCGATAGCTCTGATTGCTGTACCTTCTGCGTTCCATACTGCAAGTAAGATATCCTTGCCTGCGAGTGCCTTAACTGCATTCGCTGAAAAATCGCAGTAAACGCCCTTATCAAAGCCTGTTGTTGCCTCTGAGGCGGCTTCGTTTCCGAATAACTGTTTGATGTATTTCATATCGTGTCTCCTTTACTTCATCATATAGCCGTAGCAGACCTTGAACGTATAGTTAAGGACTGCATGTTTCTCGTTGGTGTCTTTTTCTTTGTATGCTGACTGAATGCCATTGTACATTTGATAAATAAGCTCATAAGGCTCTGGTATATCAATGTCGGCCGTCATAGCCTCTTCGAGTGCCTGTATCTCCTTGAAGAGCGGGACAGATGTCTTGCCACTCTCTGACACCACATGTATATTGACTGTGTACTCTGTCACGTACATAGTCTTGGTGTTGGCGGGCTTAGTTTGAACCAACTCTGCATAGTAGAATGGTGAAGCCTGTCCCTTTTCTACGTGGTCGTAGCATTTTTTACCGGTGCCGGACAGCACCGCCTTTTGTATCTGCTTTATCAGCTCGATAATGCTGAATTGCTGTAGCATCACTTCACCAACCTCTCTATGTTGTCAATTAGTAGCTGCTTAAATTCAGGTCTTTCTTTCTCCACATTACGTTCAAGGTATCTTTGTCCCTCAACATACCCACTGCCTCGTGTCCTGTGGCCATACTCGACATGTGGAGCGTAGTCCTTGGTATATCCAACTTCTGCGCCGTGGTCTATAGTTCCGATTGTTAACGACTGCCTCAGCTCGCCCGTATCTACCGGTGTGCCTCCATCAGCCTTGCCACGATTGTATATGTTCGATGCCGAGACCTGACATACTGCATCGAACCTCGCCTGTGACATCTGAGAGAGGGCTTCTACAAGCTTTTCTGTGCCTTTTACTTGTATGCTCATGTGTTGTACCTCTTGGCCGTTATCAGCGTCCAGCGTGGGGCTAGTTCGGTCACTTCCGTGATGTCAAATGCCTTGCAGTTATTCTCAAGAACTTTAGCGTTCTTGAGTTTCTCATAGTCACAAGGAACCGCGAACTGCATCTCATTCTTGGTCACTTCCCTACCATTCGCCTGCACGCTTTCATCTGTCCAAGGGCTTATACGTGCACGGCCGTTGTAGAGTTCCTCTACATTCTCCACAGGATTGCCGAGCTCGTCCTCTGTTCCGTCCACTGTGGTGTATACTGTTACTCGCGTCCATCTCATAAGAAGTGCACCGTCCTTTTCTTCGAGCTTTCGTTGGCATTCACCCAACTGTCAATTTCACTTGCGTATTCTGCGAGCACATCATCAATGAACGTGTTGGACAGACTGCCGACTCCCTCGGAAGATACACCCTCGTAGTAGCACTTGCGCCATGCTTTGACGCAAGCATCAACTACGATTGACTCAAACAGAGTCGGAAAAGCATCCTCAGATACTCCAAGGCGCAGACACAAGCGGTCAGTGACTATCTGATTGATTTCGTCCATGACATCATCATTGATTTCCTCATCGGATAGTCTTTTCTTGATTCTCTCCTTAACTCTGTCTATCATCGGCTACCTCCTATTTCTGCTGTTCGCCAGATGCTGCAACTGTGGCTGCTTCTACAGCAATCGGAGCTGTAAAGATACCTGATGCATCCTCAGCGTAGAAAGTCACACCCTCGAACACAAGCGTGTTAATGGCAGCAGTCTTATCATCGAGGAAGTGCTTCATAGCCACCATGCCGGTTTCGTCTGATGTCATACCAAAGGTAGATCCTACTGCTCCGGATGTTGGGATATATACAGCGTTAAGATTCTGCTTAACTGTACCCTTTGCCTTGCCAACTTCTACGGAATTGTCAAGCACTACAGTGCCAAGTCCAAGGAAGTTCTTCACATACTGAAAGCCGAAGGCTGTCTGCACTGTGATAGGTGTGTTGGCAAGGTATGTTGCGATATCAAGAGGATTAAGGAAGTAGATAGGCTCTACATCCATATCCTCAAAGTAAGCTGAGAGCTTAGCCCATACTCCTGCAATAGCTCCCTGAATAGAGTTTGAAGCTGTAGCTTTCTTCTCTGCAAGGTTTGTGGCTACGCCTGTACCTGCCTTGATAAATGTAAAAAAGTCAGCCTTGATACCCTTCTGGATATTTCTCATGAAGACTGTATCGGTCTCATTGACTGCCTTATCCTTGCCGACCTTCTGGATTGATTCGGCTGTGGTAGACTTTCTAAACTTCTTAAGCACAAGTTCAAAAGTCTTAACGAGCTTTCTATCTACCTTTGTCAGACCGATAACCTCGCCCTCAGCTACCTGATCTGGCGTGTTCTTCTGTGTGGTCTTGTACATTTTGACAGTAGTGCCCTCTGCCATCGGCTTCATGTCTACGATGCTGAGCACTGTGAGCAGTGACTTGATACCTGCTACCAACTGGTTGGTATGGTCAATCGAAATGACCGGCTCAAGGTCTGCTGCAACTGTGGTGTTTGTCTCCGGTGCAAAAAGCTGTGTCTTGTATGCTATAGTTCTGTTCTTATTCATAATTATTTTCCTTTCGTGAACAAATCAATGTGTTGAGCTATCAATCGCTGTCTCTCTACAGGACTAGCAATCTCAGCCAGTTTCTTATCGAGTTCGGCACGAGTCAGAGTTGAACTTCCGCCGGTTGTCGGAGCTTTGCCTCTCAGGCTGTCCTTAACTGCGTCCTGTACTGCTGCCTTGAACATCTTGACGAAGCTGTCAACGTTCTCCTTGGTGGTCTTGGCTTCTGATGTTACCATCATATTAACTAAGCCGTCAGAGACATTGATTTTCTCATTCGAGAGCATCTTGCGGGCTTCCTGCGCCATCTTGTTGAGTGCGTCAGCCTTTTTGAGCTCGTCAAGCTCCTTTTGGAGTGCATCTCTCTCATGTTCTGCACGCTCCTGAGCTGTCATGTTCTCAAGCTTCTTGGCTTCGTCCTTCTTCTCGCGCTCTCTCTTGAGCCTTTCCTGAACGATTCTATTGACATCCTCATCGGTGTACTTCTTTTCGGGTTCTCCTTTTTTGTCGTCTCCCTTGGAGCTGTCTTTGGAGTCATCGCCCGCTTTGCTGTCTTTAGAGTCGTCAGTGCTCTTAGTGTCTGTGTTCTTGGTATCTGCTCCCTTGGTATCGTCTGTGCCGTCCTCGAAGAGCTGTGTCCAGTAGTTCAATTTCTTTTTCATGTCATTTCTCCTTCCATAGTTTAGAGTTCCAATGCTTAACTTATATTCCGTGGCTTTTAACGACTTCAACGCTTGGTCATTCCATAGCTTTTTATGGCTTCAATGCTTGGCCATTTCTATGCTTTTTCGTAGCTGATGTATTCCGGATATGCTTCTGCTACGGATTGCAAGCCTAATTTAAGCGCTTTGAGTATTGGGTCGCAGACATACACTATCTGCTTGGTGTTGATGTAAAAGTGCCCGCTCTCAAGCTCATATTCAATGTTCTGATAATGGTCAACGCCCATTACGAACATGTTAATCATGGCAGTTACCGCTTCACATGGTACCGACTCGCCTTTAACTCCTGCATGGGCGTGGCCGTTCACTGCCAAACTTGTCGAGGTTTCATAAATCTCTATCATTCAGCTCTCCTTTTAACCACTTCACTAATTCAAGGTGGTTTGGATATGTCCCGACATAGCTTCTCAGAGGCTTTCCGTCCTCTTCGAGTATCACCATCGGGATTTTATATACTTTGTACTTGTCAATTGCCTGTGGCTCTTCCTGCAGGTCTATATATTCAGTAGTGCCGGGGCACTCTTGCTCAACCTGTACTCTCAATGTATTGAGTACGTGCTTGCATGGGGTACACCATCTGGCACCGCAGATTACTATTTTTCTCATGTAAAAGCCCTCACTAATTCCCTAGCCTTGTCTTTCTGTTCGGAGCTGACGGCTGGATCACCGCCATGTGCCCTGACATAGTTCTCAATCCAAGCCTGTTTGTCTTGTATCACAATGTATGTTGAACACCTGCACCAAGGGTGGAACGGCGGGAAGTTGACTCCCGCTATTCTTGCCGAATATCTTACCGGACTGGTCTTGGTGCTCGCCGCTATATCTAAACATACTTGGCAAGCCTTGCCGTCCTCGATTGGGGCTATAGCGTAGTAGTCAAAGGTCTGCTCTATTGCTTGAGCCGTAGACTCGTTGAGCACGTAAGTGCCCTCTGTATACACTAGCCTCATAGCTTCATTCTGGCTTACGCTGAACTTCTGCCTCAGGGTCTTTGTCAGCTTCTGATAATTATCTCCCCTGGCAAAGCCTGCCGATATTTCGGAATTCAATACCTTGGCAAGGTTGGCTGTCCGGGTCCATATCTTGCTTGAGAAATTCCCCGACTTGCTCCAATCGGTATTAACTACTGCCTTGACTATATCTCTGTTAACTGTACCGACTGCCCCGGTCTTTTCGATTACTGCCTCATAGCCTCGCTTGTCTATTGTTTCAAGGTGGGCTTTAATCTGGCTTTCTTCCTCTGCCATTAATTCAAGCCGTTCAAGCTCTACAGACATTTGCAAGCCTTCAAGTCTGTTGATAATGTATGCACTGCGCCTAGCCGGTGCCAGGTGTGCATATTCCGGATGCCTGACACAGAAGAGCTCTATGTCTCGCATGAGGATGTTGTACTCTTTTTCAGGCAGTGCCTGCATGAGCTTGCGATACTCAATCACATTATCAGCTCCATAGGTCTGATAGTATGCTGCTATCTCCTTTTCGAGCTTCGAGCACTGCTTATCATATGCTGTTGTTAATCTCTTCTTTAGTTCTGCCTCGCTCTTCTCCAAGGCCTTGGTCAACTGCTTCTGTCTGTTCTGCCAATACACCTCTATTCACCTCATAGCCCTCTGTGTCGAGCTTATTCTCTTCCTTGATTCTGTCCAGCTCGTCATTGACATTATCAACAACTGATAAGACCTTGAGCTGTGTCTCCTTGGATGTAATACCGGACAGATTACCGGCTATCTGTGATTCCTCAAGCTCGTTAGCTGGGAAGTTCCTTGTAAATTTAATGTCAACCTTGAGCCAGTCATCCGCTTTCATTCCGCTTACCGGATTTGAAAAGATGAGCTTGTATCTCTGATTCATTCCGCTTGTGAACTTACGCTCTTCGGTCTTTGCCAAGTTATTCATCGACTGAAGCTTATACTTTAGTGCGATACCGGAAGATGTTCCAAAATTCTCATCATTGATATTGGCTACCATTGAGATCAGGAAAATTAATCTCTCGATTCTCTCCAACAGATTCTCCTGTGTGGTGTCAGCGCTTGGCTTGCTCATGAAGTCAGCTATAATCTTCGAGCCGTCCTCTCCCTCGAAGTTAAGGATTCTCATGTCTCTTATGGCTTGCAGTTCTGGTTCTGAGAGCTTGGCTCCGAGTATCTTCATGTATGCATCTGCAAAGTAGTCAACATCGTTTGCTTTCTCCGACAATGCCTTGTTGTACGCATCAATCATTGACAGCACCGATTCAAAGATACCCTGTCTCTCCGAGTTCTCTATATACTCAGTTGCCGGTACTCCATCGAAGCCGTGTACCTTTTCCTCATCCGTCCGGAAGTGTAAGCCCCCGTCAATGTCAAAGTACTGCACTGTGGTCTCGTTCGATATGGAGCCGTGGCGGATTCCCTCAGTGTCTTTGTAGATTCTGACAAAGTAGCGAGGTCTCATCAGTATCGACTCATCGTAGATCATGAATGCCTCCATCGGGTCAAGGTACGTAATGCCGATTTCTCCCTCTTCGTCCACAAAGTACATCTCATAGCCTCTGCCGTATATCTTCATAAGCTTAGCAAGCTCTGCATTGTTGTCGTCCTGGTCATTGTAGACATCCAGATAGTTGATATAACCATCAACCGAGCTGTCCTTTGAGCTCACCTTTATCGGGATTCCAATAAAAAAGCCGTTCATAGTATCTGTGATATATTTTGCAAAGTTAACAGCTATCCTATTGTCCGGCTTGTACTCAGGCTTTTTTGCCTGATGGAAAATGTCATAGTCGGTCTCATAAGCACTTTGAAGCTTCTTGTACTTCTGAGCTACCTTTTCGTCGTTCTTGGCTATGTACTTTTCAAGCTGTATCTCATCCATAATTTGATTGTCTGCAATTCTGTATACGTCTGGTGCCGCCATTATAATCCACCTTTCAGTCCTGTATTTAAGTGAGCCTTTGGCTTTCGCCAACCCTCAATGCCGTATCTTAGTGATGCCATCGCATCGTCAAAGAATGGTACCGGCTCATCGAGGTACACATTCCTTATACTGTCGTATTTCCATTTCCACTGTTCTATTTCCTTGATGAAGTCCGTGCAGGAAGGATGTATGTGTACCCGCCTGCCCTTGATCCAGTCTATTTGAGCCTTAACGCTGTTCGGCTCCTTATTTACCGGCAGGGCTCTCCACCCTGCAGTTCTCCACGTCTTGATGCGGTCAGGCTCTGCCGAGTCACACCACATTACTTTATCTTTTGGGATTTCGCCCGCTTCGGCTATCCACTCGCTTGTGTCCTTTTCATATCCATACAAGCCCTTGAGCACATATATGTCACCATCACGATAGCCATATACATACACCGCATTAGCGTGGTTGAAACCGAAGTCCTGCCCTACCGCTACGTCGTCGTAGTCCTCATAATTCTGTGATACTTCCTCGACTTCCCAATTATGAAGAATGAGGCCTGCTGTCTCTCCCCACTCTCCAAGCCCGTACACCCGATAGCCTTCCGGGTCCACTTCCTTTCGCCTGAGCATACGCCTATGGTATGCAGCGTCAATAAACCGATTAGTCAGGTACGTCGATGAGTGAGTCAACACATCTTCATCAACCCGATCGAAGAACACCGCCTTAATCCAATGTGTGGCAGATACCGGATTGAAGGTCATTCGAATCTGATAGAATAGTCCAGGCGGCAGCTCTCCTCTGAGTCGGTCGTCGATAATCTCGAAGTCTGCCTGTGTCAGCTCTGTGGCTTCCTCTATCCAGACATCAGTAAGCTTTCCTCTTTTGAAGGTAATTGACTTGAGTTTTTCTCTTTGTCCGTCATCTTTGACTCCTCTGAAAATAATCTCGTTTCCGTTAGATTTGCAGCGCATCTTCATGGCTGACTCGTTGATATACCAATAATTGGAGTACTTGTCCCCGAACAGCTTAAAGACCGCGCTTTGCAGTTCAGCAAAGGTTGAATCTCTGTTGGTAACATCTACCTTGCGCACACACAAGAGGTTTCTGCCCTTGTCATGCATCAGGCGCAGGATGTAGTTCTGTGCCGTGTCCACGCTCTTACCGCTTCCGGCACTGCCCTTCATCACGATATAGCGTTTGGTGCATCTATCCACTTCCTTGAAGCTCTTATTGGCTTGCAGCTTAATTTTCATCGCCATCACCGTAATCAATTGATATATCAAGTGACATATCAACATCAGCCGATATCTTATCTGTGTACAGTCCGTACCTCTTACCGAGCAGTTCTGCTGCCTTGAGCCGGTCTTTCTCGCTTGGCTTCTTTTCTACTTCCTGCACCTCTTGATAGCCATCACCCATTCCGACCAACAATGTGTCTGTCGTCTGGCTCTCTCCCCTCAGTACCGATGTCAGGTATTGGAGTACTTCATCCTGTGTGGCTATCAATGAGCTTTCTTTTTGCTTCATTCGTTCGGAGATATAGCTTTGAATCTTAGGTTTTCTCAGGTTCTCAGCGCCCATCGCATACGCCGTCTTCTCTGCATATCCTGCCTTGATTGCCGCCTGAGTAGCGTTAAGGCTGATGATATATTCATCACAGAATAATTTTTGTTTTGCTGTCAGCTTCAACGCTGCTCACCTCTTTTCTATTACAGATTCATGTATTTATATTTCATCTTCTTGGCATAGGCTACTGCCTCTGCTCGCGTCTTGAACGTTAGTCTCACTGGTTCCTGTATAGTTATCTCATGGTCGAGTTCATTGCCGTCCTCGTCCCAGCTGGTTAATACATTACGGTTGCCCGTCATGTAATATCTCTCAACTGTGGCTCTGTTATGCTCATCAGGTTCCATTCGTCTGTGTATAGCAACTGTTCCGCCCAGTTCCCCGCCATCGCTTGAACCTGAGCTTTTTCCTCTGCCACTTCCTCCACCTCTGCCACCGAAAAACTGTAGATTCATTCTTATTTCTTTCCTTTGCTTCCAAAATAATATGCTGCGAAATTATCACGATTCCGCTTGTACCATCTATCGTATGTTGAGGTTCTTGATGAGGTATACTCATCGTCAGCCTTTCTTACTGTCTTTTCTGCCTTTACAGGTGCTACCTTGCTTCTACGGTCATTGACTGCATTGCTTGCCTCTCGCGTGGCTTTCGCTTCATGGTATAGCTTCGGGTTCTTCCTCAATTCATCTGCACTCTCGAGCTGTCTAATCTTTGCATTGACGCTTGCGTTTTTATCGACAAGGTAATTGTGTACTTTGTCGAGCTCTTCACGCGTTTTGAACTGGTTGGCAAACTGTTCTGCTGTGGTCTTGCCACTATCTATATCATGCAGTCCATTTTCATACTTTGAATTTTTGACATAGCCATCTTCACCGCCGGTCTTTCTTTTAGCGCCGTTGTACATGAATTTAGCTGGTGTAACTCCTACTTCACCATCAGACCATCCACCGCCACCACGACCGGAACCGCCTCCGCGTCCTCCAAAAATCTGTGTTTTATACCTCATTCAACGTACCTCGCTTTTTGAGCTTCTCTGACAAGCTCTCAACTCTGATTATGTTTCCCTCGCACTCTTTTGGCACCTTGCCATAAAAGATAATGTGTGTTGGGGTCAATCTCTTCATCATTTCTCTATATCCGATAAGAAATAGTTCCTTGCTATATTCACTGTTCTGTGTTCCTACAGAGCTGACCGCCACTACACTGTCTGTTGGCTCTCCGTCAAAGCACCATGCAAAGCTAGCCTCGTCACTCCATCCAATTGTTGGCACTACTCTGATGCCGTGAGCCTGCCAATAAGCACCACACCAATGTTTTCTATAGTGGTTATAAATCTGAATGGCTCTAGGGTGGTCTGTGTACAGACTAAAGTCGGGCGTACATACATACTTGAACTTTCTAAGCATTGATATATAGTCATCAGCGCAGTTCCAAACTCTGTTGAATTGATAATCATCAACAAAGAAATGTACTGCCTTATCAGCCGGGCTCTTGCATGACTTGGCATAGTTGAAGCTTATCAGCTCTGCCTCCTGGTACTCTGCCGGTGCTATTGCCGGTATGTCGTACATCCCGACACCCTGTATATTCATTTTTGTTACATTCTCGTAATTTCTTATATCTCTATACAATTTTCTTCACCTATTTTTGCACACTAAAAAACCACCCTTTCGGGTGGTTCCTATATTTTACATTATATTGTATTCTAGCCGAACTGAACGAACTACTTGAACTCTACCAAGTTTTCAACCGGCTCACGTGTCAGCTTGCTTATTACTTCTAATGAATCAAGCCTTATTGGCTCGTTATTCCTTATTTTGGTCAGAGTTGATTCAGATAATATCTTTTCTTTCCGGATTGTCGTTGTGTTATATCCTGCTTCTGACAGCTTGGATAAAATATCTTTGTATACAATCATCTAACCAAGCCTCCTACAGTTTTATGTGGCATCCGGTAAAACCTTTTCCCTCAATCTCCGGCAGTTCAACTATACGTGCATCCGGGTTCTCTGATGCGTATGTGCTTGGATACATGTCAGAGTTAATTACTCCTGCGATGTAATACTTGTCCTTTGTGTTCTCTTCTCTTTTGATTGCTAAAAATATTCTCATGGTATACTCTCTTTCTCCACCGTCTTGCCGATATGGTCAGCCTCATTTTCCTTACCTCTCTGTTGTTTGTTTCCTTGTTTCTGATGTTATAATACACCTTATAGGGTGTAATGTGAATGATGTATTTTATTCTCTTTTGCAATTTCTCTTGATATATTTTACACTCTTTTTCGTGTAATAAAAGAAGCTGCCTATTTAGCAGCTTCTCTCATATCCTCTATTGCAATCAGCAAGGCTTCTTTGTATTCTCCTTCAAAAATCTATCATGTGTCATCCTCGCAGCATCGGGTGATACATTGAGTTCACTGCCAATCTTGTGCCATGTGTACATCTTAACGTGTCTCATATACATTATCTGCCTGATATACGAGTCCTCAATTCCGACTATGTAAGCGGTCAGCTCACTCTTTTCCTTTTCGAGATCTGCCCGCTTGTGAGCTATCATGTGTTCGAGGTTGGTTCGCCTTGTGGCTACACTGCCGGTGGTATCAGATGTTACTTTCTGCCTTGGTGTATCAATCGGGTGTCTTGCCCGGGTGCTCAGTCCTTCTAATTCGTCCTCCCACATCCTCAGTTCCTTGGTGATGTAGTAGAGTTGAGATAGTCTTTCTTTGGTCATTGTGCCTCCTTGTAAGTCAGGATCAGCTCCTGCAGCACTGCCTCGGCCGTGTGATAGATCAGTCGTCTTTCTATTGGTGTGCTTAAGCTGTTCTTTTTGTCATCAATCATTGTTAAGAGCTCGTCCACCCCTACACTGTCTCTGCCTAGAAGATAGCCTATACCGACTCCCAGCGTCTGAGCTATTGCTATTTTGGTTCTCGCGTTCGGCTCTCTCCTGCCTATTACATAATCGTTGATTGTAGTTGGTGATATATCCAACTTAATGGCAAGTTCCTTTTGGGTGATGTCCTTTTCCTGCAGGGCGAGCTTGAGCCTTCCTGCAAATATACTTTCTTTCCTTTTCACTTTTCTCTCTCCTATCGTCTCGAGCTGTTCAGTTCTGTACTTCTCCGCCATGTACTGCCCGTAGCTCATGCCACTGTTCCGGGCTACCTCGTTGGCTTTTGCAAGGTCTTCTTTTTTTGCCTTGGGCTTTTCTTTCTTCTTTGCCTGGCACTTGTGCTTTTCATATGAAGCCTTGGCTCTTTTAACTTTCTGAACGTCTGAGCACTCAGGTGAACAACACTTCTGATTATTCACCCGGGGCTCAAACTCTTTTCCGCACACTACGCATATCTTCTTTGCTCTCAAAATCCTCTGTGCTCCTTAAATAAATATCTATCGTTCATCTAATTTTCTTCTTTCGGTTTTTCGCATCGCTCAAATTCGATAACCCACACCCAAGGGTTCGCATTCCAACCGTAGCAGGTGAGGTCAGATTTCTTTATGGTGGAGTTCCAAAGATATGAAAACGCATCTTTTGCAGTTCTAGGCATATCCTGCCACCAAGTACCCCCAAAAAAAGATTTTCTATGTTTATTGTGAAAATCAATCCACCAATCATCAGTTACAGCATACTTATACAGATTTCCGTCCTTAGAGTATCCTCTTATGCCTTCCGCTTGTGCCTGTGCTTCCGTAATCTCCTGCAACCGCTCCACTCTCACATCCGTAACCTTAAGCCAGATACGCGCGGCTTCTTTCGGCATGTGGATTGACGGTTTCCAAAGTAAATCTTTTGACATCCATGGTTTATCATCCGCTTTATACCAAAAGATGTGAGCTGCTGCCTGAATGAATGTTTCCCGAACATAAAGGATATCACCCGGCTGATATGGTGGTGTAATTTTGCCTTGTTTTCCGTCTGTATCATATATATACAGTGGTTCTTCACTTACTTCAAAATATCCTTGCGGTTGTGGTTTAATTATTCTTCTCGTACAACTCTTCCTGCAATCCAGAATTGCCCGAACCATTTTCATGTTGAATAAAATTGGTAACACTCTACTCATCTTCTGTTCTCTCCTTGTAACAACAATACACAATCGGATTATCAGCATCACATTCACAGTTGTTCCAGTCGATATCTTCCAATGCTCTGTCTTTTGCAATCTGTTCTGCTTCTTCCTGTGTATCAGCTTCGATGTCATCATAGTCAATCGAAAGTTGCAAACCCACGCTTGCATTCCACTTAGCCATTCACTCCACCGCCTTTCATAAACACAAGCCAATGCGTATTAGCTCTTTTATTTCCAAATACAGGCTTGTAATCTATATTTTTTAGTATTTCTGACAACCTTATCTGTTGTTCATTCCATTTAAAAATGAGTGTTCCATACGGTTTAAGTACTCTCATACATTCGCTAAAACCTCTCTTTATATCACTTGGCCAAGTGTCTGTTAATTTTCCATATTTCTTAGCCAGCCACGAATTATCGCCAACTTTAATTAAGTGAGGTGGATCAAACACAACTAAATGAAATGTGCTGTCAGGAAAAGGAATATTACGAAAATCCCCTATAACGTCTGGCTTTATTTTCAGTTTACGTCCATCGCAAAGAGTATCTTCTAATTCTCTGCAGTCCATAAAAACTACATTGGGATTGCTTTTATCAAAGTAAAACATTTTACTTCCACAGCATACATCCAGAATTGGTTTCATCTAATTATTTGCCCTCCTATTCCATGCCTTAATAGCTTTTTTCTTACACCTCTCGATATTTTCTAACGTGTTATCCTCTCTGTTCGTGTCCGGGCAAAATCCCACTGTTCTCGCTCCACATTCACATGATTCACATGCGCACCAAATTGTAAATCCTATATGTTCCTTTTTTGTTGCTTTTACTTTTGCTTTTCCACCGCAAAATGGACAAGGCTTTAATTCTTCATCCATCATTCATCACTCCTCTGTTATTTCTGTATAGATAAGGTCTGCAAGTTCATCCCGTTCCTTTTCTTTGAGTAAAGATATTATATCTTCGGAATTTTCTATTAAATAATCAGCAATCTGTTCTATGATTTCATCTATATCCATATCAATCACTCCAATCTAATTTCTTACCACAATCACCACAATATGTTTTGTTCCAAACACTATTTTGCACACGCCCACAATTAGGGCAGTTTGCGAAAAGTGCATCTTTTTTGTTGAGGGCTTTCTTCGGTATCTGCATTAGTCGTACATTTCGAAGTACATTTCGTCTCTGTCGTAACCTTCTCCGAAAATTCGCCAATTTATTCTAAACGCAACAAAAAATTTAATTATCGTAAAACCTACAGCAAAATGGTGCCAATCCCAGCTTTCGTGATACTCTATGCCAAAGCTTAATCCCCAGCGTTTGCCCATTCCGAAGGTAAAACGTACATGATGTTTCTTACTCGTGAATATTACCATTCCTGGTGTTGATTTAACTCTCTTCATATTCTCTCCTATTCTGTTTCTGATTGAAGCCATTCAAACCAATCGGTAAGCATTGGTAAATCGTTACCACTTAACGCTAAATCGTGAACAGCTAAAAACTCTGCCAACTCTTCATCCGACATATTCCTTATTCTGTCGGCATTGGTCTGTTTGTCATTTTCCACAATCTCAAAATATTCATTAATAAACTCTAATACAGTTTTTAAATCGTATGAGCTGTATCCAATGTTATAGCCATTCTCACCAACATTTCTGTACTGCACGCTGTAATAAGGTTTACCATCTATCATTTCCATGACAATAGACAAATCGGTTACTCTTTCTTCTTTTGCATTGTTCATCGTAATGCCCTCCATACATCAGTCTCGTCATTAATAATCCATACATTGGGTGCTATGCATTTAATCATGCAAAGTGTTTTCCCGGTTGTATTATCAATCTTCCCAAAGGGGCAAGTCTGACATTCATTATCCTCGCACACTGTCTTGATAATTTTTAGAGCAGTTAAAATACTTTTCGCCTCCACTACTACTCCGTCAACTTCTTTCTTCATTTTCTCCACCTCCAAACTCTTTAATTCTTGGTTCATATGGTTTAGGTAATTTCATCCATGCAGTAACCCTGTCTGTAATTTCTGAATAGGAATAGCGCTCAAAGTAATCGCACACTTCATACCAACCTTGTGGAATCCAATATGAATCATCTTCTTCTGAACATTCCCAATCGCTAGGAATACCATCGTCCATATACCAAGCCATATCCTCAATAGTACAGTGATGATATGGGAAATACACCGCCTTAACCACTCTCCTGTAAAGTTTACCGTCACATCCTATGTGCTCTACCGTTGTCAAAACTTCATCTGAACATTTTTTAATCTTACATTTTGGCACTGTGTTTCTATTCCATTGAGCCATCCCTGCAAGGCATCCACTTGCGTATGCTTCCTCGTAGCACCTATCTATTGCTTTGTAAAATTCATCACAAAATAATTTAGTAAGAGGGCATTCTGAACACTTGTAATTCTCGTGGTAGCATGTAGACTTTATATGAACACATTCTCTATGTGCTGTCGCGCCGTCTTTTGCCGGCAACTTGATTAGTTTTCCCTGTTCCTCTAAGTCCTCATAGGCTTTGAGCTTTCTTAAATATTCAGCAACTTGTTTATGCTCCCAATACTCATTTATAGGATTATTCATAGTTGTTGTTTCGAGATACTTAACATCACAAGCTTTTTCGTACATCTCTGTTTTTCTGTCGCAGTGCTCAATTATCTCATCAATTGTTAATCTCTCCATTACCGCTCCTTTCCACCTGTCTTTAAAATGATTGCTTGGATTTTATACTTGGTTTTAAAATTTAAAAAAGCTTAGGCAAACCGAAGTTGTCCGGTCTGCTCTGATTCTATTCTCATGTTCGGTGTTCGCTTTGCCACGCACAATTCCGGCAAATTTGCTCTGACCAAGGCAGCCGGTATCGGCGGACAAACAGCATTCCCACAACGTCTTACTTGCTCACTCCTTGGATATGTTTTTCCGGTATAGTCGTGATCAATTATGTAATCGTCCGGGAATCCCTGGCATCCGTATAACTCCCTTGGTTCCAGCATCCGAAGTCCAATATCTACAATCTGGTAATCTACACCCTTTATCGTTACCAAACCAAATCTATCCCTCGATGTTACTGTATCCAGAGGTTCTTCAATATCCTGTCCTACGCCTTGGCCATAATATTTTATTAAAAAAGCTCTGACCTCTCCAAAATGTCCAGGTGATGTAGTTATGGTATGTAATGGTTCTCTCAAATCCTGTCCTGTGCCACTCTTATAGAATTTACTCAAGAACGATGCAACTAGTCCATACCGGTTCGAACCATCCACGGTCATGATTGGATCTTTTATTGTCTGTCCCCGGACTTCTCCCTGTGCTGTCTCGGAATGGTACTGGATCAGTGTAGGACTTATCAAACAGTGCTCATTTTTACTTACGATTGTTGTAAGCGGTTCTCTTACATCCTTACTTCTATCCTTGGAAAATCCGGTCTGTCCGATTTGTACCATATATGGCTCTACAATCCCATATCCATGCTTTCCAGTTATTGTCGGCATAGGCTCCCGAATATCATTCGGTCTGCGTTCACCACCGTTACATTGGATAATAAATGGTTCTGGATTATCCAAAACAAACTTTTTCAATCCTCTTGCAATCCGATCCATTGTTTTCTGCGCCAACGGTCTCACTGCCCGAATTCCGTATTTCTCTTTGATTTCTTCAGATGTGTCAAAAATGCTTGGACATGGGCGGCTGAAATCAATCTGTGTGTATGCACCCACATATGGCTTCAATAGTCCTGCTTTCACTTCCTCACTGTCTGCAGGTGCATGTGTTGGTTCTGGCCATACTATCGGCTTACCATCACATCGTGCAATCATAAAAAATCTCTTACGCATAGTAGGCGCACCATAATCAGCAGCAATCAGTTCTTTAAACTGTACCTCATATCCTAAATCATTAAGCTGCTGTACAAATTTTTCAAATGTTTTACCCTGTTTTGATTTGATTGGATGATGTCCTCTGTTCAATGGTCCCCATGTCTTAAATTCCTCCACATTTTCCAACATTATCACCCTTGGTCTGACAAGCCCGGCCCATCTGCAAGCTACCCAGGCAAGTCCTCGAATGTTCTTGTCTTTTGGCTTACCGCCTTTTGCCTTACTAAAATGTTTGCAGTCCGGCGAGAACCAGGCAAGGCCAACCGGATGTCCATCACACGCTTTGACCGGATCAACCGCCCAAACATTTTCGCAATAATGCTTCGTGTTCGGATGATTAGCCTTATGCATCTTAATAGCTTCTGGATCATGGTTGATAGCTATGTCTACGCTATATCCTGTTGCTAGTTCTATTCCCGTGGAAGCTCCTCCGCCACCTGCGAAGTTGTCAACTATCAATTCTCCGTTTATCATTTTCAGTTTCTTCTCCTCATTACTAATTCAAAGCCTGTCTCTGGATATGTGATAGAATATTCTTCTTTGCCCTCCATATTAGCCATAAACCACTCAAATACAGAAGCTATTGCACTGTCTGTTATGTCTGTTTTCTGACCAACCCACATGTGCTTATCCGTATCTAGGATTCCGTAATAAATCCGGTTAGTGATAGGACTCACTCCTGTTACTTTCTTTTTTGGCATATAATCTCCTTTCTAAAATGAACACCTTTTTCGTCTACCACACTGGGTAATAATTTCCTTTATCATCCGCAACCCAATAGCCTGTGCTCCAAGTATCAGTTAATGGGTCGTAGACTTTTCTGCCTTTAATCATCTTCCAACTCCTTTAACATTTCACTTTGCACATCAGCAATTAAGTTATCAACACTTAAGACGTCATTGCTTTTTAATGCGTCAGACAATCTCTTTTCGAGTCTGTTTCTAAAATCGAAAATAGTATTTTTCTTAAGTTCGATTTGCTCATCTGTGAGTTTTTGCCATTCATCTCTATAATTATGCCAGCAATTCACGCAAGGTTCTTCCGATTTGCCTTTGCAGGCATATCTACAGCTAATACATGTCTTTTCCATTCTTTATCCTTTCCCAGTGCAAGCCCTAAGGCTCACACTGTATCTTTTCATACTCTTCCGAGTAGTCCGTTCCGTTCAGCGTGCACTCGATCAGTGCCCTGAGCATCTTTGTTTGAGATGGTAGCCAGTTCTTTTCAGCGTTTTCCAACAGTTCAGTTTCGAACTGTATTAGTGCTACCGCACCCACCTGTGTTATCATTTCTTCGATACACATCCTACTCCTCCTTGTCTCTGTAAGGCGTTGGCAGATTCATCCATGCATTAACTATCATGCCATCTGAGCCACAGGTTCTTGTATCGTCTCCGATATAGTAAGCCCCGCCGTCGCAGTCCTCCTCGTATCTTCCCACAAGTGGAATTGAGAAGTTTTCAAACGATAAGAGCACATGCTTGTTATTCTCAGGTGGTGTATCTGAACTCATCCATGCGTAGAAGTCTCGTCCAAGTGCCAGAGACGCAAGTCCCTGGACGAAATAGCCAGGCTCCATGCCAGTTCTGTTGTCTTCCTCTATCAGCTTTTTCATACATAGCGCAATTGCCTGGAACTCTTGTATGAGGTCGTAAGTAGAGCCGGCTAAATTTACTTTGTTATCCTTTACCTCAATCATTTTTTACTTGCACCTCCTAATATACTTGCATTACTTGCAATTTTTTCCTCTATTACTTTTGCTATTTCCTCCTCGCTCATAAATCCTTTCTTGACTATGTCGATTATCCTTTCCTCTGCCATTTCTTTTGGCATTCCGTTCTCAACAAGAGCGTCCCTGACTGTGTTGGAGATAACCCCAACGTCAGCAATTACGCTGGCAATATTGCCTTCTATTTCAATCTGTCCTTTATCTGTCTTAATCATTTTTAATTCCTTTCCCATAATCTACGGCTATGTTTAAACTGCTTGTACGCTTTCTCGCTCCTATGCTTCGGGTTCGAGTAGTAATCCGCCCTTGCACTGTCTCTTGCACTTTTAAGGTGTGCTCGTTGGGTACTGCTGCTGTCCCAGTAATCTCTATCACTCATACTGCACATCCTTTCAGCAGGTCCCAGTGTTCTTCCTCGATGAAGAGCTGACGTATCATCTCGTCGTTGAGATAATGGTCTTTACAGCCCGGCTGCTTTCTCCAGTAAGAATCAATGAAATACTCGCACCATCTCATGAACTCGTGAATGTCAGAGTTCTTAAACTTGTAGCTTTGTTTGAGTACCGGTATTGCAAGCAGCATCGTAGCCACAAGTGCTGACTCTATGTTTCTGTCAGCTCCGAGTACTGCTCTATTCTTGCCAAGGTCAGCCATATATAGCTTGTGGCTCATTGGGATTTTCTTCACCCAATCGACAACCTTGATGTCTCTCTTCTGGCAGTATTCAAGCATCGTGGTTGATGTCAGCTCCTGATCATCATCGTTCTGCCACTTCTTGCGCCGCTCGATTACTCTGTCGTAGAAGTTCTTAAGCTGAGCTGAAGCTCAGGTCAAACTTGTCGTACAGTATCTCCATGAAGATATACGCCATGTGGTTGGCTATGTTATCTCCGAGCTGAGCTTTCTGAACTTCGTTTCGCCAGTAGTGGGCATTCATGCGCCCTTGTCTACTCTGTCTGCTCATTAGTACCTCCTAGTGCTGACTCAAGCGCAGCGTAGTCATAAGACCTCTGCTCGAAGTTACTGAACTTGGTTTTGGCGGTCGATTCCTGCCTCATCCGTCCGCCAGATTTCTGGCTTCTGTCCCAATTTCTAACAGCTGCTTTCCAGTCTTTCATTCTATTCTTGCCAACAGTCCAGCCGTTGGCTGTGTAATAATCAATGAATCGCTCAGGATCTACGTTGTACTTGTTGTCAGCGATATATTTTTTTAGTTCTTCGAGGGTGGGCGGGTAAAAGCGGGGCTTTTTCTCTTCACTCTCTTTAATATCATTTACATTATCATTATCATTTACATTATCATTAGGTTCGGGGTTGGTTCGTTTTGGTTCTGCTTTGGTTTCGTTTTGGTTCCGCTTTGGTTCGGCTTTGGTTACAGTTTGGTTTGGGTTTGGTTCGGGGTTGGTTTCGTTTTGGTTCCGCTTTGGTTTAGTTCCACCTCTCAAGCCGTTCTCGTAACGCTTGTTATTCTTATCAATCTGAGGCTTTGCCATTATCAAAATCGCTTTGGCTACACCGGATGTATCAATCTCACTATCGTTGAGTCCGTACTCCATTATTGCCACGACTGCATTTCTAAACTCTTCCGCGGGCAGTTCCTTGATGGCCTCATAGAAACTCCGATAAAAAACTATGCTCTCTCTCATCGCTCCACCTCGAAGATATGGACCTCTATCCTTGGTTCATCCTTTGAGACTTTGAACTCATCGTTGAATCCCCTAATGTTTTGCCAACCGTCATTCTCAAGCACTCCCGAGTTGACGAGTGCATCCTGGATCACCTTCCGGCCAAAGGAAGAAATATTATCAAGATCTCGCCTCTTATTCGGCTCGTGCCAAACATAAGCCATGCTCACAGGCTTGGTAATGTGTACCCCCTTCAACTGCTGCCGGATGCATCTTGATACGATGTCCTCCGACTCTCCCTTGAGCTTAGCTCCCTTGTACTTATTGGCTCGCTCTGCGCTGATGTAATCGTTAAGGTTCGGCAGTTTGCCCGGTATAATTAATAAGTACTCCAACTTCTCGCCACCTTTCGTATGTCAATTTCATTGAGAGTCTCTTCTTTTGAATCGCTCTCGCTCGATGAAGCTCCTTAGCCATAAACTCGTTGAACTCAACTTCATCCTCTATGTCGTTCGGGTCCGGTCTGTAGTAGCCGTCTCCAACATTGATGATACAATCACCGTTGTTGTTGGCTTTCTCAATCTGCTCCCGGAGCCGTCTATCATCGTTCGGGTTGGATGGTCTGCTCATGGCATTCCGATGCCCGACCGGTATTCTCTCTAAATCCATGTGCTCCTTTCCCTCCGGTCAAAGGGTAGACCGGAGATAACATGGGCTTACAATTGCTGATGTTTTCGTGATATAAAATCCGCAATTCCAAACAGTTTCTTAAGGTGTCTCAACCATTTAAAGCCAGCTCTTACCGAACAGCTTTCTAAATTCTTCTCTAGTTCCGGCCTTTGACTCAAACGCTCTCTGAGCTGCTTTGATGTATGTCAGGTCAACAGTTCTGTTGAGGTGTGGTCCGAGTGCGCCCAAGTGGTGTTCGTGGCATAAAGGAATGGTTAAGCCATACTTGTCAGCTATCTTCCTGTTGGCCGTGCCATGTATAGCGTGGTGGACTTCCACGTTGGGGCTTCCACACAGCACGCACTTGGTCATATCCTCTACTATTATTGATTTCACACTCCCCACCTCTCTTTCATTTCTTTCAGTTCTGTCGGTGTGATAGTCTCAATGCCAAGCTCCTTGGCTTCTGCTACAGTGCCGTCGATGAGCTTAGACATCTCATTGGTATCGTATGTATGTGAACCTCTGTAGACCATGTAGAACGTGGCATTGTCGTCATACTTGACAGCTATGCAGTGTATTGTCTCGAGCTCGTACATGTAACTCTCGGGAGCGTTGGTCTTGTAAATAAGAGGCTCGCCACTTGGCAGCACATGAGGCTGTCCGTATCTGCATATCATAAGATTTTTGGCTCTTGCCTTTGAGATGGTCAGAGCTTCGGCTATTTTGCCGACAAGAACATGAAAGTAGGCATTGGCGTCAAGGGACCGACGCCGTGTATATCTGACTGCCTTGATTTTGAGCTTGTCAAAGCTCTTAATCTTCTCATACTCTGTCTTAGCTTTTTCTGTCTCGTTGATGTCAAAGGTCACTCTCAAGTGCCCGCTGTCGAAGTCAATAGATGCTCCGACAGCTCTTCCTGTCACTTCCATTTATGCCTCTTTCTTCTTTTTGTACCAAGCTTCAACCTGCTTAGTTATCCGTTCAGCAAGCTCCTTTGAAATATCTGACTGCTTGGCAAAGCCGTACTTCTTTTTCAATGTGTTCCATATGTCACCCTCACTTGCATCTTCACACATACCCGCGTAGGCCATGATGTATTCATTAATCTTATGAATCTGCTGAGCTGTCGCAGGCTTGAAAGCTGCTGGCTGTGTCGATTCTGCTGATTCGGCCTTGCTCTTATCCTCTTTATACTCCCTGCACTCGTACGAGTCCTCATCCTTGGTGTCGTCTAAGAGAAAAAGCCCGTTAAGCGCATACTTTCTCGCGTAACTTGACGCGGTACCGGTAATCTGTGAGTCATCCATTCCTTTTTTTGCTTCTGTTTCTCTTGCAAGTGCGCAGGAAGAGAGCTGTTCGCCTGTCTCGCAATCTGTCAGGCATGCAGTAGCTTGCACATAATTCTTTGCACCTACAGTTTGAATTGAATCACTGATTATCAGCGTCATGTCAAGCTTGTTGAGTAGAGGCTTAACTGCCTCATATATCCCCTCGGCATTTCGATAATTGAATCCGCCATACTTGTTGTATAAATTTTTCGGCGCCTTAAGCATCGTCTGTATTTCTTTTAGCTTCTCGTGCACTGCCATTAATCTAACCTCCTGTACTGGATGCCGCACTCCTGCATATAGCATTCAAGCTGTGCCTGCTGGAATGGGTCAACCTTGACCTCGTATCTAGCTATCTTCATAATGTCGTTCTTTTCGGTTGGCTCTATGAACTCCTCCACAGGCTCCGGTGCATCAAGTATCTCATCTGCTTCGACCTCTGCCTGCTTCTCTTCCTCAGCTTTGAGAGCTTCCTGTTTCTGCTTTTCTTCCTCAGCCTTGAGAATTTCCTCTTTCTGCTTTTCCCACTGTCTGATAGTGAGAAGTGCATCTGACAGTACACCGGTCTCTTTATATCTCATAAGAGCTTTGGTCTCGTATTCTGATTCCATGCTCTTAATAGCTGCTATGTCATTGGCTACACCATCAAGATAGTTGGTGATTGCTTCCTGTATAGTCTTCTTTGATGTGGATGTGTTCTCCCACTTGCTGTCGTATACCCTGTTGAGCTCTGCATATCCTGCTATATCTTCTCTTTCGGATACAAGCTCAAGGTAAATATCATTGATAAGTTCTCTCTTTTCCTCGATGCGCTTCTGCTCGAATGAATCAATCTGCTCACTGATGTAGGCAATTGGTTCATTGATAAGCTTGTCCAGTTCCTTAACCTTTGCCTCGAAGTCTGTGTATGGCTGCATGTAGAGTTTTTTGACCTCTATCCTCTTGTCACTGATCTGTTTCTTGAGCTTCCTAAGCTCTGCTACAGTCTTCTTTGCATCTGTCTTTGTCTCCTCAGTGAAGACCAAATTCTTGTAGAGCTCAAGTTCTGCCGCAAGAGCCTCTTTAATATCCTCAAAGTTGAAGCTTATAGCTCCATTGCTTCTCTCAATCTGTACTTCTAACATGTTCTCTCCTTTTCTTCTATAAGCTTGTCTAATTCTGCATGTATTCTCATGTATTCATTTTCGTCGAACGCATCGAAATAAACTAAGTACATGTCTGCCTTAGTGCCATCTATTCCGTGCCATCCGTCCGGGAATACAGTAACGTTCATGCTATCAACATATCCTCCGGTTACTTCCAAATGAACAAATGGTGTGTTATCTGAACTGCCCTCGTTAATCTTCATTACCTTTTCAAGGGTTTCCCTGATTCTTTCCTCTCTTGTCATTTCTTTTCCTTTCTGGTATCAGCTCGCTTCCAAATCTTTGAAGCTCATCTGCTTATAATCCGTACATTTAACAAGCGCCTCAAGCTGTCCGGCTCTGGTCTTCAGTGCTTTCGACTGTCTGACACAGTCCTCGCATATTCCGTTAACGCCCTCTCCCGGATCCATAGCGCATCCGCATTTTCTGCATTTTCTTAAAATCATAATCAGCTCCATTGAATAATCTCTAAAACCATGTTACAATTAAAAAAATCTATTTGATTTTTCCCTTTATAGAATCCTTAGCTTTGGTCGGTCGAGGATTCTATTTTTTTGCTCTCTTTTTCCAATAATTCAGCAAAAGTCTTATAGGTTTTTGGCTGAGCCTTTTTTACTGTCTCCATGAGATATTCGCCAGCACTCTGATCCCTCTGCCCACTTGTGCCCAGCTTGCATCCGCTAATCATTCTCATGTTCTGTCACAAGACATGGAATAGTAAGCAGCAGTCCCAGTGGTAAGAGTACTTGTCCGTATCTGTACCGGATGAGGCACGCTCCAACCATGATTGCAGCAAGGCCGACATAGCCGAGCGTCTCGTATATCTTCTTTCTCATGTTTTCTCTCCTTCCCCGAGCACTCAGTAGAGGGGCACGTAATAACTAACAAGAGGTATGTCAAAAAGCAACTGAATCGAAAAATTTATAAAGGAATAAAATTATGCCCCTCTACTGAATGCTCGAATATTTCAATCAATATTTAGTTTTTAATTGCCTTGCCTAGTTCCTCTGCCGTCCAGTCCGTCATATCCGCGATGGCTATGAGTGTTTCGATGCTTAGCTTCCCACTGAGCTGTGTACTCATTGCTGCCTCTGATATGCCAAGCTGTTTGGCTATCTTTTTCTGTTTGACTCCACACTCAGCAAGTCGGAGCTTGCACTTCTTGGCAAGGACTTTTCTCCTGTCCGCTACCCTTGCCGGGTAGGTTAATGCTCTGACTCTTGGCATTATCGTGCCTCCTTTGTGCACTTATTGTGCTCATTTAAGTCAAAAAAAATGAAGTTAACCGAACGGTTGTAGTATTCAGCAAGTCTAACTTTAATATCGTCTCTTGGTATGCGCTCACCTCTTTCGTACATCGCAAGCGCTGAAATGCTGATTCCACAAGCCTTTGCAACCGTTTCACGGCTTTTATCGCCCCGAAGCTTAACAAGCTTTTCGGCTACGATTTCGTTTCTACTCAATGTTTCACCTCCCTATTAAGTTGTGCACGGTTCGTGCATGACTATAATATACACGTATCGTACTCGGAAGTCAAGCACATTTTGTAATATTTTTTATTTATTTTTTGCACGTTTCGTGCTATAATACAATTAAAGGAAGGAGGTATGATAAATGGCACAGTTTAATATTATTTTAAAGCTTCTTAGAAGTGAAAAGAAAATGACTCAGCAAGACCTAGCAGATGCACTTCACATCTCAAAAAGTTCTATTAACATGTATGAGCGTGGAGAACGGCAACCGAATTTTGAAACGCTTGAGCTGATAGCTGATTATTTCAATGTAGATATTGACTATTTGCTTGGTCGGACAAATAAAACAACCAAAATTATTGACCCAAGCATTACTACTATAGAGTTCACATCAAAAGATTATACGCATGATGAGCTTGACAGACTTTTAGAATATGCTGAATTTCTAAAAACTATCAGAGAAAGGAAGTCTTAATATGGGAATGAGATTTAGAAAGAGCTTCAAGATTGCTCCTGGTGTAAAGTTTAATGTCAATAAGAAGAGTGTTGGCATGACCTTTGGCAGTAAAGGTGTGCACTATACAGTTAATTCTTCAGGCAGGCGTACAACCTCAGTTGGTGCTCCTGGTACCGGATTATATTATCAGGATGTTTCTGGTGGCAGCAGTTCCAGTTCTAATCGTCAACAGACTACAAGGACTAGGCAGATAATCTCTGACACATGTCCTTGCTGTGGGACTGTAAACTCTAAGCACGAAGCATTCTGTCCTGTATGCGGTCAGCCACTATCGGAGCCGGTAAGGCAAGTTACACCGCCTAGGTATACAGCACCACCCCAATACATACCGCCTCAGCCGGTCAAGGTCAAGAAAGACCACACCAACCTAATAATGCTCATTGTAATTATCATAATCTGCATCGGACTATGGCATTGGATCGGAAGCGTGCAAGATAAATACAAGCAAAAGTCAGCTAAATCAGATGTTGAGCAGCAGGCCCAGCCAAGTAATGATGCGCTACCATCATTACAAACAGCTCCTGAGGGTGCAGATAATGCCCAAGTTGGTAATGATAATGCACAATCTGACAACAGTAATGCACAGGCTGATAACAGTAATGTACAATCTGATAACAATAAGGCTGATATGGTGTGGTATGTAGATGGCGGAAGTAAATACCACAGAAATTCAAATTGTAGCAATATGGAAAATCCGAAACAAATATCTTTAGATGATGCCAAGAAAATGGGGCTTACTCCCTGTAAGAGGTGTTATTAGATACAAAAAAACGCACTGACAGAGGAGGCTGCCGGTGCGTTTTTTGTATGAGAAAGGATTTAAAGGGGTTTAACTTGATAAGGAGTTCAAGATTAAAACAGGAGTTGAGAACGAGTTAAACTCAATTCTTAACTCATTAATATTATATCACAAAATTTTATGCGTTTCAGAAAATAAAAAGTAATAGGAGGGCCAATTATGAACATTGAAAAAAGAGGAAATGTCTACCGTGTCAGAAAGAAAATTGACAAGAAGCTCTATCACCTCACATTCGACCATGTCCCAAGCAAGCGAGAAGTCGATGAGGCTGTGTCTGAGCTATACGCTAATAATCCGTCAAACGCTGTACAGGGCACTTTCAAGGACTGCGCCTTACAATATATAGCCATCAAGGAAAATGTCCTCTCTCCGTCCACTGTGCGCTCATATAATGCTATGGTGCGTTCAATGAGTGATATTTTTTTAAGGATTCCTATGAAAACTCTGTCATCCGCCGATGTGCAGGCAGAAATTAACAGGATAGCATTGAAGAGAAAAGCCAAGACGGTAAAGAACTACCACGGCTTTATAGCGCCTATCGTGGCCATGTACCGCCCTGACCTTAAGCTCACTACCACTTTACCGCTTGGTGAGCGCTATGTGCCGTATGAGCCGACTGACGACGACATTAAGAAGATACTCGAAGCTTCCAAGGGCACATCGTATGAGCTGGCTCTGCGCCTAGGTGTATATGGCATGAGACGATCTGAAGTATGTGCTGTGACCGTTGATGACCTCGAAGGAAATATGCTCAATATTAACAAGTCACTTGTTAAGAATAAAGATAACAAGCTTGTACTCAAGAACTTCGCCAAAACAGATGAGTCTACACGGAAGATATATGTAGACGATTACACGGCCGATCTGCTCCGTGCTCAGGGCAAGGGCTATGCAGGATATCCAACTAACCTGTGGGATAATTTGTCGGCTTTGCAGAAGCGTATAGGCTTGCCACACTTTAGATTCCATGACCTGCGTCACTACTACGCTTCGATGGCTCACTCACTTGGCATACCGGACAGCTATATTATGCGCGCCGGTGGCTGGAGTTCTGACAATGTCATGAAGAGAGTATACCGTCATGCTCAGGCAGATAAGGAGAGAGACATGATGAAATTTGCCAGCCAATACATACAAGCTTTGAGCTAA